GACTGGAGCCTACATTCAGTTGGGTAGCGCTCTTGGCACTGCAGGAACCTCGATGAACGGCGTGTATTCCGTGACCGTCACCTCTGGCACGACCTTCACATTCACCTCCTCTGGCTCTGCTGGTACCGCTGACATCACGACCGCATTCATTGCTTACGACCTAATGTCGCCACTTATTGACTACGGTTCGGCAGCGCGTCAGGCGGCGCTCTATGTTGATCTTGACTCAATCACGATGAGCGCATCTGGCGATGGCTCTGGCGTGACCTTCGGCGTCACGATCAACCAGGACGATACGCCGAGCGATGGGCCGTGGTTCAACTTGATTCCTGATCAGACTCGGATTCGGCTCATCAAGGCGAACACTGGTGCGACCCCTGCGCTTGATAAGTCCGACGTGTACTTCACTGGCAGCATCCTTTCGCTAGACGCCTCAATCAACGGCTCTGGGCAGGGGACGACAACCGACGTGCAACTGCAGGACGCCAACGCGCTTCTTGAGCGCCTAATGATCTATGGCAACCAGGTCAGCCCGAAGAAGGGGCTTACGGAGGGCGGCTTCGTGCGCTCGGCAAATGTGACTACGGTCACAACCCCCTCCGCACACGGTTATGGCGTCGGGCAGAAGATTCAGATTACAAGCGTCAACGGCGGGTTGAACCAATCATTCAACGGCGCCTTTACGATTTCTGCAACTCCGACATCACGAACCTTCCAATACAGCAATGCTGGCAGCGCCACAACGGGAAACGAGTGGCAAACCATCAGCAATGCAGTTCTTAGAACAAAGGCACGAAATCGAGTCCTTGTCACGACTACCGCCAACAACTGGTTCAACGAGAGGGCGACCGTGACCATTCGCGGCGTGACGGCAAGCACTGCTCAAGCAGCGAACTACATCAACGGCACGCATAGCGGCCAGAATGTCAGGTTTTCTGGAAGCAACCAGGTGATGATTACCCTTCCGAGCAGTGTGTTTTCTAACACGACATTCAATGTCAGCAGCGGGCAGATCAAAGGAGAGCCGCTTATCACGCCAGTCGGAAGCCCAGATCAGCGCATCTTCCTTATGCGCTCAGGAGAGAGCGAGGCTGCCGCCGCGTCAAGGATGCTCACCATTATCAACCAATACAAAGATGAGGACTACCCGCTCAATCGTTTGATTGACACGGCAGATGACAGCCTCATCATCGGCTCCACTACCGAACTTCTCAAAGAAAGCGCCCAGATTCCAGCAACCAGCCTGCGTTCTGCGCTTGACACCGTGGTTGAAACTTTCAGTGGTCAAGACCAGAAGGAGCGCCGCTATTACATTGACGCCGCTGGGCGTCTGAACTATCGCCTCGCAGATAGCGCGTCTGCGCCAACCTATGCCACTGCTCCTTACTCAATCATTACGAGCGGAGCGGGGACGCCAGACACAACGACTGGCAAGGCGACGCTTGCGCCATACAGCCTCAAGGTGACGTGGGACCACGACACAACAAAGAGCGTGGTCTTTACGCCGTCAAGCAACGGGCGCAACGATCCTGCAGTCGTGCAGGACTACACGCAAGTTGGGTACACGGCGCGACCAGGAGCCCCAATCCTTGATCAGCAGCTCGACTTCCCGACTGCAACTGGGAACGCTGGCGCGCAGATGCAGACCGCTGCAAAGTCCTACTTCCTTGAGCGGCACAAGCCGCTGCTCTCTGGCACCTTCACGCTGCGAGGCGCTGGCACGGCAGCCCATAACGAATACGGATTCAGCGCAGGCTACGCGCAGACTGGGGCATCAACATTCGCGCTGGTCAATCGGTGGGAGCCGGGGCAATGGGTCGAGGTGACTTCGGCGGAGTTGGGACTGACCGGCTTCTATCGAGTTGAGGCGGTTGAGTGGAGCCTTGAGCCTGGCGCCTTTCTGCAAGTTATTACAATCACCTTCAACCGAAGGCCACAAAATGGACTCACAAACCTCGTCGCTGCAGGAGGTGCATAAATGGCACAGGTCGGCTCAAACGTCGGAGTGCTACAGCAGTCGCTGACTGGAATCACTGACGCCGCTGGAAATCCAGTTGTCAGCGCCGACAATACCTTTGGCGCCTCGCCGCTTGGTGTCGCGGCGCGAGCGCAAGCTCTCTATGGCATTCCAAATGCCAACTTCAACCTGACTCCTCCAGACCCTAACTCGCCAATCGTGGAGAATGAGAATGACCTGCCGTACTGGTCAATCAGCGATCAGAGCGACGCCGCAATGAGCGCGACCTCCGTCTTTGATGAGGACACGCTGACCTATGGCATTCTGCTTGATCCAGGTACTGCTGCTGTAGACAGCGTGATGACGCTGACCACGCGGTCTTATCTGCTAACGGACGACAACCTTGCGCTGCGCCAGAAAGCGCAGGCGGTGATTGAAAAGAGCGGAACTGCAGCGGGAACAACCCAATGGAACTTGACCCTTTCTGCAACGTACTACGACGCAGCGGGCTCAGCCCTCTCAACTGCATTCATCGGCACCGCGCTCGATACTGGTACCTGGACTTCATTCAGCGGCACGACGACGCCAGGCGGGTCGGCGATCAACGCGGCCGCACAGTATGTGGACTTGGCGTTCACGATGACGGCAACAGCTGCAGTGACTGGCTCCGCAAAGGCAACGCTCAAGAGCCTTCTGCTCGCCACCAGCACACCTGGCGGCGGAGGCTCGCAATCCTTTCAGGTCAGCGAGGTGTTTAGCGCAAGCGATACCTGGACGCGGCCAACTGGCGTTGAGTATTTGACGGTGCTTTGCGTTGGCGGTGGTGGCGGAGGCGGAGGCGGAGGATTCAGGGTAAGCAATAACACGGCAGGAACATCATTTGCCGTCGGCGGCGGGGGTGGCGGCGGGGGAGCGTTCACCTATGTTTCTAACCTCTACATCGGTGACCAGACCAGCGTTTCAATCGGAGTTGGTGCAGCAGGAACTGGTGGCGCTGGCACTTCGTTTACGAAGGCGGCTGGAGTATCCGCGCCGCTAACTGCCGTCACAGGTGGCTCTGGTGGAGCAGGTGGAGCCTCATCATTCGGCACCTACATCGTGGCAAATGGCGGTGGCGCTGGCGTTGGAGGTACTGCTGTTGGCACGGCTGGTCAGTCAGTCTTGGCCGCTGTTGGCGCTGGCGGAACAGTGACCGCAAGCATCTTTGGGCTGTCTGGTTATTCTGGCGGCTCAGGCAATGTTGCCAGCCCCGTTCCATTTCTGATTTTTCCATTGGTGACGGCGCTCTCATCGGGCGCGGCTGGCGTGGCATCAACTGCTGGAACTGGCAATGGCGGTAGCGCGTATACGGAGTCTGCAGGATTGACTGGAGGAAGTGGTTTCTCTGGAGGAGGAGGAAGCGGCGGCGGCGCACAGGTGAGTACGGCGAGTAGAGCGGTCACGCCAACAGGCGGAACTGCCCGCAATGCTGGTGGCGGCGGCGGCGGCGGCGGGGGCGGCGCAAGCCAATACAATGTCACGCTCGGAACTGCCACAACGATTGCCGGCAACGGCGGTACTGCGGGTTCCTATAGTGGCGCGGGCGGAGGCGGTGGAGGCGGCGCATCATTCCTTACTAGCACTGGTGGCAACCCGACAAACTCAGTCCACACAACCACATCTGGAAACGGTGGAAGTGGTGGCGCTGGCTATGTGGTGATTTCTTATGTCGCATAAGCGGTACGCCTTCGTCAACGCAGAGAGCATTGTGGTGCAAGTCATTACAGGCGCGCTTGGCGCTGGGAAGCAAGCGCAGTTTCTGCGTGACTACAGCGTGTTGTTCGGCGCAGTTGCCATCATTGAGGTGGAGCCAGAAATCAAAGTGTGGATTGGCGGCGCGTATACCGACGGCGTATTCACAGAGCCGCCGCAGCCAGAACCAGAGCCAGAGTCTGAAATCGTGGATGGCGAGTCCGAGGTCATTGAAGAGCCTGCGGCTATGATTGAAGAGACAACCCCTGAGCCTGAAGCCACGGAGCCACCTGATGACTCGATCCCAGGTTGACGCGATCATTGACCGACTAGACGCGCAGTCGGCAAAGATTGACGATCTCAAGGCAGAGATTGACCAAATGAAGGGCGGCCTCGCCGTTCTCAAGGGGCTTGGCGCCCTACTCGGCGTAGGAGGAATCGGCACGCTTCTGGCGTGGTTGCAATCTCAATCAGGCAAGTGAGGTTGCGCGCACTCCTGCTCGCGCTGGCAATCGTCTTGCCATTCGTTCAGCCTGTCTACGCGCTTGACGATCTTGACGAGTGGGACTTCAGCACCGACTCCAACGGCACGGTCGTCACCAACGAGGATGGCTCCGTCACACTTGCTGGCGCAAACAATCCGCTCCCTGAGCAGCCACGCTGGAACGCGCTAACCAGCCTGACCACAACCGCACTAGAAGCTGAGACGGCGCAGTACCTCTGGTCGTACCTGACGACCGACGGCGCGTTCTACGACAAGCCGCAGTATCTCGTGGGCGGCGAGTGGCTCACGCTTGCAGAGGGCAACACCCAATCAGCCACTGGCTACATCGAGGTGGTGCTGGCCGCAGGCGACCTGTTCGGCTTCCGCGTGCTGTCCACCGACTCGTGCTGCGGCATCGGCTTCCTCACAATCGCCGTAGGCAGCCCTACGCCGTCTCCAGAGCCGACTCCTGAGCCGACCCCTACCCAGACACCAGAACCACCTTCACCCAGCCCTAGCGTGGCTCCTACCCCTACGCCAGAGCCTTCTGTAGAGCCGACTCCTGAACCTACGCCAACCCCAACGCCTGAGTCAACGCCTCAGCCCACACCGCAGCCAACTCCAGAACCCACACCCGAATCAACCCCAACACCAACGGAGGAGCCAAGTCCCGAGGTGACAAATGAACCAACCCCAGAACCAACGCCAGAGCCAACGCCTGCACCAACAGAAGTTGCGCCATCTCCTTCCGTATCTCCTGATCCCAGTCCTGTACCTACTCCTGAACCCGAACCCGCTCTGCCAGTTGTAGGAGCTGCGGTTGAGGCAGTGGGCGAAGTGTTCGCCAACATCGCGGCCATCACCGAGATCGGCAAAGACCTTGACCCGATTGAGAAGGAAGAAGCGCAGCCGGTTGCCGTCGCAATCATTGCCAGCCAAGTTGCAAGTGTGGCTGCCGCAGCGTCAAATGCCGCACGAGCGACTGCTAACATTGGCGGCGGCGGACCAGCAGGAGGCAATGGAAATACGCCAAGCCGAAAGGGTGGTCGCCGTGCTTAGAAAGATAATCAACGATCTGGTCGGAGGCTCGTGGACGATCCTCGGTCTGCTCTTCGCGGTGGTCGTGCTGCCAGAGGGTCAGACGCAAAGCACAATGGCAACGCTGTTCATCCTGATGACAATCATCTGGATCGCAACAGGATACTTGAGGTGGAAAGAATGACAACCGAAGATCACCGCAGGGAACTCAAGGAGCAGGGCTGGACGCGGATTGACACCGCGCCAGGCGAGTGGGTTGCACTCGTGCCAAGCGAGGACGCAAGCGCGTTCGGCGGCACGCTCTGGAAGCGTGGCGACAACGGCAACGACTACAGCGAGGGCTGCACCGCTGGTCACCCGATCAGCGCGGCACTCGACTACCAGAAGGCTGGTCTCGCACTTGCCGCGCACATCAAGGAAGAGATCGGCGAATGAAGTACCAGATCAAGTCGCAACTCTATTCTGACGCCGAGGCGCAGAAGAAGGTCGGCGCGATCCTTGACGACTGCGGGCCATCGAGCGCAGCTGCGGCTGCGGCCTTCGTGAACGGCTACTCGCCAGACTTCAGCGCAGCCGACGGCGTAGCGGCGAAGGAGCGCGCCACTGGCTTCAAGGAGAAGCAGGGCGTCAGCGACAACGGCTCTTCGCTCAGCGAACTTATGAAGACCGTCAGGGAACTGGGCTGCAAGGCAAAGCCTGCGGACACGTTCGCCGAGGCGGTAGAAGCTGCGAAGGCTGGCGCCGCACTCATCGTCTGGGTGCAGGCACCAATCGGCTACCCAAAGCAGGCGCTTTCAAAGTGGCACCGCAACTGGGCATCCTACTGGCAGAAGAAGGACCCGAAGGTGATCGCCGCAGGCTATGGCCATATGACCTCCGCAGGCTACGACGCCGAGGCGAAGACGCTGGTCTTTGCCGACCCAACGTTTGATGAGCGTAATCCGAAAGAGAAGTTTGCCGTGCCGGTGACGGAGGCAGACCTCAAGGCAATCGCTTCAGGCAAGCCAGGCTCGCCTGCATCACACATCGTCATTGTGACGAAGAAATGAAAGGAAAAGAAATGAGCAAGTTCCAGAAGGTTCTAGACGGAAGCAAACTCGATGAGATGATCTTGGACGCAGTTCGCACGTTCCTGACCGTCTCCATCTCGGTGGCACTCGGTCTTGGCATCCCGCTCCTTGACATCACTGGCGGCGACTTCCGCACCGTGCTGTCAGCAGGGCTGGCGTCAGGCTTGGCGGTCATCGTCAAGGCGCTTGACCCAAGCCAGACGGACTACGGAATCAACGGAAAGAAGTAAGTCTTGACAACGGCGTGAGCCGTCGTCAGGATCGCTTCAGCGGGTCGTAGCCGATCCGCAGTAGGGGGAGGTTCAATGGGTGGCATAGACGAGTTTCTGGAGCTGCAGAGCGTGACCAAAGGTCCGCGCTGCGGCTACCAGTTGCTTGACATCTCGGACTCTGATCGCAAGGCGCTAGACGAGGCATTGGCGGCCGCACGAATCACCGCAAGGGCAATCCAGAAATGGTGCGAACTTCGGGGTCAGAAGTGGGCTGACTACAACATCCAGCGACATAGGAGAGGAGACTGCAGATGTCAGAAGATCTGATCGAGTTCCAGCGCGAGGACGAACTGAACGAACTGAAGTCGGCGCACCGACGCGCACTTCGCGCACTTGCCAAGAAGGATCAGCAGACCGAAGAACTCGTTGAGGCGGTCTATCGGGCGGCGAAGGACGCAGCGGTCGGGATGAAGATTCCAGCCGTGCCAGCGCCTAAGCCGGACAAGCGCAAAGGAAAGCGCGAGGTGGCGGTCGTTCAGTTGAGCGACTGGCAACTCGGCAAGAAGAGCGTGGACTACGACATTGACACTGCCGCAAAGCGGCTGCAGCTGCTCGCGGAGAAAGTCAAGCGCGTCGTGGAGATTCAGCGCAAGGATCACCCTGTGGACACGGTGAAGATTCTGCTCACTGGCGACCTCGTGGAGTCAGACGGCAACATCTTCCCAGGGCAAGCCTACGAGGTTGAGGCTGGCGGTCTGTACGTCCAAATCTTCCGAGGTGCGGAAATGCTCGCGCAGTTCGTGCGCGCGATGGCCGCACTCTTCCCGAATGTCGAGGTCTACGGTGCAATCGGCAACCACGGACGCTTAGGACGCTACTCAGATCACTCGCCAGAATCCAACAGCGACGCGATTCTCTACAACATTGCGCGGTCACTCGTGCAGACAGAGAAGCGCGTGACGTGGAAGGAGAGCCTGACCGTCGGCGGTCGGCACTGGTACGACACGCTGGAACTGCCAGGCGGCAAGATCGGGATGATCGTCCACGGCGATCAGTTCAGAGGTGGACTTGGGATGCCGTGGTACGGCGTCGCAAAGAAGGCGAGCGGCTGGCGCTTGAGCGTTGCGCCGTTTGACTACCTCTGGTTCGGACACTGGCATCAGCCGGCGCGACTCGTGTTGGCTGACGGCAAGATCACCACGTGGTGCTCGCCGAGCCTTGAGTCCAGCAACCGCTTCGCGCAGGAAGTCGTTGGCGCATCAGGTGAGCCGGGTCAATGGCTGATGTTCTTTGACGGCGATGGAGAGGTCTCGGCTGAGTACCTGATCCGCTTGCGCTAGTGGCTCCGTTCGTCCACGACCCGCCTGAGCGACCACCTGACGGCGCGTGCTCAGTCTGCAACGAGACGACGAGGGTTTGGAGGTTTGCCGAACAGTCGGTGAGCCTGACCCCTGGCTATACTGCGATCTTGGCGTATGCCATCTGCCGAGCGTGCATCGAGGTGATCCTGCAGCTCGTAGATGAGGACGATGACTAGGCCGCCTTCGGGCGGCTAATCTCCCCTGGCTGACCTCCTCCAGCCAGGGGAGGACCACCCCAACTTCGTGCTCAAAATAGGGGCTTGACAAGCCGTGACGTCACGCTCTACCATCGTGACATCGGGAGGAACCCAGCCAGACGGCAGGGCCGATACGAGGAGGAAACGATGGACAAGGACTTCGGAAAGTACGTAGCACTCAGAAGCGTAGAGGTTGGTCACGGGACCTACCTGCCACGCGGCATTGTCGTTCGCATCGCTAAGGCTGGGCGAACGCTAATCGCAGACACCGGCAGCTTGAAGGTTCGCATCACAGGCGACCAGTTCCGAACGCACTTCCTTCAGTACGCATTGGCTGAGGCGTTCGTCGCTGAGTTCCAGGCGGTGCGCTAATGAACAAGAACTTCGGCTGGGTCAGCCGCAGCGAGCGCAAGGGTCACGTCGTCTTCGTAGTCGGCGACCCTACCTCGACCGAACTTCCATCGCTCATCTTTGAGCTGGGCGTTCGTCCGAAGCGCAATGAGAAGCCAGTGGCAGAGCACGCGCCAATCGCGTGGAGCGAGATCGCTCGCATCGCAACCGGCGAAACAACATTCGAGCAGTTGAAGGAGGCAGCAAAGTGAAGGCAATGATTCTGGACTCACTCGCAGTCGCATCGTTCATCGCAGCAATGGTGCTGGTCTTGGCGCTGGGGTCAATGCGATGAAGCTGAACCGAAAGACGCAGCCACTGGTCTACAAGCGAGTGGCAATCAAGACCGACATCCTTGCGGACGAGCGCAGGCGCGCACAGGGCTTGATGGATCTCGCCATCGGCATCTGGGGCTTTGCGTTCGTGGTGTTTCTCTTCGCGGTGCTTGGCTAATGCCAGTGTACGAGTACCGCTGCGGCGACTGCGGACACCGAGAGGAACACACGCACTCAATCCAGAACGTCTACAACCCGCGCTGCGAGAAGTGCGGCCGCTGGATGCGGATGGTTTACACGCCAGCCGCAGTGGTCTTCACCGGCGAAGGCTGGGCAAAGAAAGATCGAGCAAAGAAGGAGGGCAAGTGAGCAAGCAATACGAGTTCGTCAAGGCAGAGCAGCGCAGTCCTGAGTGGTTCGCACTTCGGGCTGACGGCATCACGGCGACCGACGTGTCGGTAATCGCGGGGCTGAATCCATACAAGACGCCGTACCAGCTCTGGGCAGAGAAGTTGGGCAAATACACGCCAGACCCAGTGGGACCTGCCGCCGTTCGCGGCATCCTTCTGGAGAACGCAGTGGCTGAGTTCTACGAGATGGAGACTGGCCGCGAGTTGCGCCGCAGCAACGGCATTGTCCGGCTCAAGGAGATGCCGTGGGCGATGGCATCGCTCGACCGCACCATCGTCGGCGAGGACGGCTTGGTGGAGATCAAGACCAGCACCTCACCGCGCTGGAGCCTGCACCCAGTCCCGCCAGAGGTGGTGGCTCAGGTGCAGTGGCAGATGTTCGTGACGGCTGCGCCGTGGTGCGACATCGCAGTCCTGCTCGGCGGTCTTGTCTTCCGAATCGAGCGGGTTGAGGCTGACGTGAACTATCAGACGCAGCTCTACGCAAAGGCAGTGGAGTTCCGCAACGCACTTGCAACTCAGACGCCGCCAACCTTGCAGGGCGAGGACAGCGACGCGCTGGCGCAGGTCGTACCGCAGACCAGCGAGGAATACGCGCAGGCTGACACCTCGCTTGACCGGCTGGCTGGGCTTTACGCCGAGAAGCAATACGAATCAAAGTTGCTGGACCAAGAACTCCAGAACCTCGCCATCGGTCTCAAGGAGTCCATCGGCGAGAAGGTCGGCATCGTTGGTCAAGGGTGGTCAGCCACCTGGAAGCAGAACAAGGCGTCGGTCAAGACGGACTGGGAGAAAGTTGCAGAGACTCTGCAGGCAGTCGCGCCAGACACCTACGCCGAAGCGGTCAAGCGCCTCACCCAAGAGAAAGCAGGCGCACGAGTGTTCAGGTTTAGAACAGAGGAGGTGGACAAGTGACCAAGGACATCGCAGCAGCACTACTCGCTCCATTCGAGGAGAAGGACTTGAAGCATCGCCCAGGGCGAGCAGGGATGACATTCACCTACGCAGATGCGCGAGCAGTCGCGCAGCGGCTGGATGACGTTCTCGGGATTGAGGGCTGGCAGTTCGAGGTGAAGGTCGCAGACGGCGCTCGCAACGTCGTTCACGGCTCGCTCGCCGTCGTGATCGGTGGGAAGACCACCATCCGACAGGACTTCGGCTACCCAAACAGCGCGCAGGATGATGAGCCGTTGAAGTCAGCGGCCAGTGATGCGCTCCGCAGGTGTGCCGCGCAGCTAGGAGTGGGCAGGAGCCTCTATTCACCAGACAAGGGTGTCCAAGTACCACTTGCCAGGGTTCCGCGCCTCTCCGTGGCTCCTACACCCCTCTCCGTTGATTCTGACGACGCTACAGCCGACGCGATTCTCGCTGCGAAGGCAGCAATGATCTTTGCCGAGAACGTCGGCGGGGAGACGTGCACCCACGGCGAACTCTGGACGCTCAAGCCAGGCGGCGTGAGCAAGGGGACCGGCAAGCCGTACAACGCATTCTGGGCTGCGTCTCACAAGACCCCAGACGGTGCCTACTGCAAGGACAAGCCGAGCCAGAAGTTCATCGCGTCGCAGGCGCCCGCACCGGCGAAGCCGAAGCTCGTGCCAGAAGACACGCAGAACCTAGAAGACTTGCCGTTCTAAGCGGCAGAGAAGGAGGAGGACGAAATGAGTCTATGGATCAAGTGGTCAGCAGGAGCGCACCGAGATGCGGTGATCGCCAGCTTGACTGACACGCAGTTCCGAGCGTTTATCACCATCCTTGAAGTGGCGAAGGAGATGCGGAAGGGCGGCGAGTTCCGCGACCGGACACACCTCGCCGCAATCATCGGGCCGAGGCTGGGTCGGGCAGTGCCTCGACTCATTGCCGAGGGCTTGCTGGACGTGTCTCAAGGCGGTGTCGTGGCAGTCTCGAACTGGTCTCGATGGCAGGTCGACCCGACGTCGGCTCAACGTCAACAGCGCGCTCGTGCTCAAAAAGACCCTGTGTCACGGTTTGGTCACGCTATAGAGCAGAGCAGAGCAGAGCAGAGAAGAGAAGAGCAGACTCTTACTAAACGACCCGCAAGTTTGCGAGAGATTCTTGGAGGACAAGGATGACTGAGCAAGAGCTACTGGATCACCTGAAGAGCACGAGCGTGCCTCACCTTGAGCGGATGGAGTATGGCTTCAGCCACTGGGACTGCACGGCGTGGTACGGCCTTCCCTTTGCACGAGTGGACTTTATCTTGGAGTTGAAGTGCCGAGAGACGCACTACCCAGAGATGCTCATTGAACAGGCGAAGTACGACTGGCTGATCGAGGAGGCAGGGAAGCGGTCAGCGCGACCTGCGTACATCAACAGCACGCCAGCAGGCATCTTCGCCTGGGACTTGTACCGCGTGAAGGAGCCGAACTGGGAGCCTCGCCTGATGCCAGCGACGACGCAGTTTGAGAACACGAAGGAGATCGTCAAGGTGGTCGGCTTCCTGCCGGTCGTAGAAGCGATGAGGCTGCCGTGAGGTCCTTGGCGATTCTTGGGCCGCAAGGAAGCGGCAAGTCCACCATCGCGTCGCTCTTCGTTGAGCATCGTGAGTACCGTCGGCACGGCATCGCGGACGCAATCAAGCACATTGCTGCGATGGCATACAACGACCTCGGCAAGAGCGACTCAATCACCGTGAGCCGCAACTTCGGCGACAGCACCTTGACCGGCAGAGAGCTGCTGCAAGACATTGGTGCGGCGATGCGCGGCGTGGACACGCACTTCTGGTTGCGGGTCTGGCGCAAGGACTACTTTGAGCTGAAGCGCATCGGCTTCGGCGTGGTCGTAGATGACGTGCGTCTGGATGCCGAGGTGCAGTATCTCAGGGCCATTGACCCAGACATCTTTATCGTTCGGCTGACAGCCTCGGAGGAGGTCAGGCGCGAGAGGGTGGGCGGCAACCTGTACGGAGCCGCTGACATCACGGAAAGGGGCTGGACAGACAGCAGGGCAGACCTTACGGTGGACACGACAAGCCTGTCGCCTGAAGACGCCTACCGCGTCATCACCGACAAGATGGAGGAGGAGTGATGTTCAAGGAGTTGGAGATTCTTGCAGCACAGGCTGGCTACCGATTCGCCGAGGCCGTCAAGGACGGCGACCAATGGCACGTCATCCTTGACGATGAG